TCTTGTGGCCAGTTTTGCAAGAATGTATCAATCATGCGACTGGCATAGCGTTCGTAGCCGCTGGCATTGAATGTTGTGACAACTGCGTATTTCATAGTGTTTTGTAAATCTCGTTTTGTTTATTGTTCCAATACTGATGGTCAGCAATTTGTTGTTTTATAATAGCAGTATCTATCTCATCAAGTGTTTGATTTCTAAGAACATCTAAATTTATGCTAACTTGTTCTGGATGAAACCAAAATGCATTCACGGCTCTGGTGTCAAATGTAAAAAACTCATAACCATACTGTGACCACAAATCTTTGTACTTTGATAATGAACAGCCATAATGAAATTTTCTATTGTATGTAACTTTTTTTATTGGGTTTTCAACATAAGGAAAACTAGCCCAATCGTTACCAAAGTACTTGTTGATCTCGCAACATACCGCCGCCGGGCGGAATCCTGATTGCAACAGGGTTGATGCTACTTCATAATCGAAACTGTCAATATCTAGACTAAAAAAGTCTGGTTGCCAATATTGTTCGGGTATGTATTGTGCAACATCTCCGGGGGAAATCATTCGCTGTATTTTGATCAATTGATCTGGCCATCTCTCAATCACAGAAGAGTCCCAGTCCCATCCGTCTATACCAACACCGCAATATCCCCGATGTAGCAAGTCCAAGGTCATGTTCTGTGTTCCATCTCCGAACCCAATCTCCACAAAAGTTTTTTTTGAGTTTACAATACCTGCCAACATGTATTCAATAATTCCAGTCTCGGCATTTTGACTAAAACCTTGTCGTTCATACGGTAAATGCTTCATTGTGGTATCCATATTGTATTACTCTTGCTCTTGACCGGTGCTGACTCATATGGGCCGCACAAATCATTGAGCCACTGTCTGTGTTGATCTTGTTGACCGTTGTCCTCGATTAACAACCAAGGTCTATTGCGTTTTATAGTGTCGCGACTGCCATCTAACACTGCATTTTCAAAACCTTCAACATCGATCTTGATCCAGTCAACCGATTCAAAATTGAATCGATCCAGTGTGGTTAACTCTCCAGTATGCTTTTCAAACTCTGAGTTGGGCACAAACTCAGCCACTTGTTTGGTGTGTCCACACTTGAGAGTTTGTAATTCAAATGTTGCTGTTTGATCTCGGTCACTGAGACCCAAGTTATAGAGTTCTACGTTGCTGTATGTTTCTAGATTTTTTTGCAAAACTTCAAAGTTTTTAAATACTGGTTCGAAACATATCACATGCTCAAAACGTTCAGCAGTGGGTCTGGCAAATATACCAATGTTGGCACCAATATCAATCATGGTACGCTTGCGAGGAATATTGTTGTACACATACCAACGATAACGATTTTGATAATGTACATCTACTACCTCTTGCAGTCGTTCACTAAAAAATCCATTTGGTGGTTCAGAAGAATACCACAGAGAGTTTATTTTATACATATATAACTATTTAACCTAATGAAAATCAGTCTATTTAATAATTTTGGTGCTAAAAATTCAGTGCCAATTTTTCAAGCCATTGCTCAAGGACTTGTGTCTCAAGGACACACGGTGGTGTATCATGACTCCACAGCCGATGCTGCTGTGATTTGGAGCATGCTGTGGACTGGACGCATGCGGCCCAATCGTGAAGTGTATCATGCATTTAGAAGTCAGCAGCGGCCTGTGATTGTGGCCGAAGTGGGCATGATACAACGTGGTCAAACTTGGAAGATTGGTATCAACGGCACCAATATTCACAGCTACCAGTTTGAGAATTTGATTCCAAATCGCGCGGCCAGCCTAGGATTGAATCTAAAAACATGGAGATCTGGCACCAACGTGATTATTGCCATGCAGCGGCAAGACAGTCAACAGTGGGCAGGCTTACCTCCTGTGGATACATGGTTGGCACAAACTGTGGCAACAATCAAAAAATACACTGACCGTCCCATAGTAGTGCGTCCGCATCCACGTGGCAACTGTCCAACGCCCATTGGTTGCTTGGTTGATCGACCCAAGTTTACTGTGGGCAGCTATGATGACTTTGATTTTGAGCGAGTGTTGGGCAGTGCTCATTGTGTGTTAAACTGGAACTCAGGTCCAGGGCCACAGGCCTTGATAGCAGGTGTGCCAGCATTTGTTGGACCCGACAGCTTGGCCAGTTCATTGGCTCATTGGGACTTATCACAAATAGAAAATCCTCCACGTCCTGATCGCACAGCATGGCTAGAACAACTGGCACACACTGAGTGGACTGTAGAGGAGCTACGTTCGGGTTTGCCGTTTACACGCTTAGTCTTTTGATGTCGGCGTCGACCATGTCACGTATCATGGTTGCAAAGTCTGTGCGTGGCTGCCATCCCAACAATTCTCTGGCTCGAGTGCTGTCACCACATAGACTGTAGAGTTCAGCTGGGCGTTTGAATCTTGGATCGCTCTTGACCAAGTGTTGCCATTCGGATATGCCCACGTGTTCAAATGCCACACGACATAGGTCACCAATGGTGTGTTGTTGTCCAGTGGCAATCACGTAGTCCCGTGCTGTGTCTTGTTGTAACATCAACCACATGGCTTCCACAAAATCGCCTGCAAACCCCCAATCCCTAGCACTGTCTAAATTGCCCAAGGTCACAGAGTCTGCCAGGCCCAGTTTGATACGTGCCACTGCGTCTGTGACCTTGCGGGTAACAAACTCACGTCCACGCAAGGGCGATTCATGATTGAACAATATACCCGAACAGGCATACAGACTGTAACTTTCCCGGAAGTTGATGGTCATCCAGTGTGAATACAGTTTGCTGACACCATAGGGACTGCGTGGACGAAATGGTGTGGTTTCACTTTGTTGGCCAGGCTCAGTGGCATTACCAAACATTTCACTGGTGCTGGCTTGATAGAAGCGAGCATTGGGATTGTGTTGACGTATGGCGTTGAGTAAATTCAACGGACCCATGCAGTTGACTTCTGTTGTGAGTTTGTTTAGGTCCCAGCTGATGCCAACAAAACTCTGTGCAGCAAGATTGTAAACTTCTTGAGGCTTGATGGTCTGCATGATGTGATTCACACAGTTTTCATCAGTGATATCGCCAGTCACAAGTTCAACGTCGTTCTCAATGCCCAGCCAGCGAATGTTGTCTAGATTGGGATTGGAGTAACGCTTGACCAGGCCATATACATGATAGCCTTTTTCAACGAGGTATTTTGCGAGATACGGGCCGTCTTGGCCCGTCATCCCAGTTACAAGTGCAGTCTTTTTCATACTGCTATTTACAGTGTTGTTTAAAACAGGTCAACTTTTTCCCAGGGCAGTTTGGCTTTGCCAAAATGCCCATAGTTGGTGGTGTCGCTGTAGATGGGCCTAAATAGATCAAATCGTTCTATGATGCCACGTGGTGTAAGATCCACATTGTCTTGAATCCATTTGGTAAGGTCGCGGCTGTTGCCATCACTGTCCACATAGAAACTCATGGGCTGTGCCACACCAATGGCATAGCTGACCTGCACTGTGGCCCAGGATGCTTTTTGCGCAGCCACAATATTCTTGGCCAAGTAACGCATCATGTAAGCAGCAGACCTATCAACCTTGGTGGGATCTTTGCCTGAAAATGCTCCGCCACCGTGTGGTGCGTAGCCACCGTAAGTGTCCACAATGATTTTGCGCCCGGTCAGCCCGGTGTCTCCATCTGGACCGCCAATAACAAAACGACCAGTGGGGTTGATATAAAATTCTGTGCGATTGTCCACATAGTTTTCAGGAAGAATAGTTCTAATTATTTCTTCAATGGCATGCCGCACACTTTCAATGCTGACATCGTCACTGTGCTGAGTGCTGCATACCACTTTGCTGATGCGCACAGGTTCACTGCGATCGTTGTATTCAAATGTAACCTGACTCTTGGCATCTGGACCAATCCATGTGGTCATACCAGATTTTCTAATTCTAGCCAGCTCTTCCACAATGCGATGGCTCCAGTATATGGCACTGGGCATGTAGGCATCGGTTTCGTTGTTGGCATATCCAAACATCAAGCCCTGATCTCCTGCACCAAATGTGTCTGTGCCCAGAGCAATGTCTGCACTTTGGCCGTGCATGAGATCGGTGACTTTGACTGTGCGCCAATCAAAGCCGGGTTGTTCATAGCCAACGTTGCGTATCACTCGCTTGACTGCGGCTTCAACTTCCTCGTTGTGCAAGATACCTTTGTATTCACCTGCCACTACCACTGTGTCTGTGGTCACAAGAGTTTCACATGCACATCTTAGGCGGTTGTCATGCTTGCTCATCACAAGATCCAACACTGCATCACTGATGGCATCGGCCACTTTGTCTGGGTGGCCTTCACTCACACTTTCGCTTGTAAACAAATAACTCATAAATTTAAACTGTAATGTCTTCCATACCGGCTGTGCGCAGCCGCACAATATGACCCATTTGCCACTGTTTGGTTTCAAGGCCTTTCATCACGCCCAACCAACGGTTGCGCAGCAAGGCCACTTCGTTGATGATAGTTTCAAAGTCAATGACTTCGTC